TCGCATGTTCCGTGAAGGTTTGCATAAGCCTGTGCATTTTTGTCGATATCAGCTTGAGCCAATGCATCGGCATCGGCTTGGCTGATATCAGAAGTGTATTTACCTGCAGAAACAGAATAAGTTACTTTTGTGCCTGTTTTTCCTGTTCCGCAGTCGTTGCGCTGTATTTCTATCGATTTTTCTACATTTCGATAAGCAGGTGCAGGAGGTTCAGGAGGAGACGGTAAGGGATCATTTTCGATAACTAAAACGTTACCCACCTTCCCTTCGCAAGCCGTAAGAGGAAATACATCTCTCGATAAAATTATTTTAACCGGATCAGACATAGCTTAGAAAAGATTAAAAGGATAAACTTCCAGATCTTTGATCGAAATATATACACTACAGCGGCCACACTTCCGACGATAACAGGCCATAACCACCACTTTGAACTGACGGGTTCTGTAATTGGCTGTTTAATGCTTGAGGAAGAGCAGCTTTGCTTTTGAGCATTGTCTTCTGTTTGTTTGGTTGTTGACAGGGCAGCCTTTTGCTGGTCGACATCCCGGCTTTTAATGGCTTTCTTTTCTAGCGTCTTTTTCTTTACCTCTTGTTTTAACGGTACACTATAAGGAATACTGTCTTTTCCTTTAACGGTGGTATACAAGGTCGTGACCGTTTCTTCGCTTAGGATCACGGAGGTATCGGAAAGTTCTTCTGTTTTGACGGAAAATTTTTCCGATACAGCTAAAGAATCGGTCTTTAGACTATGCTGTTCTAAGGTCGAGTCCTTCACCACCTGCTTAGTCGTTTTGCAACTAAGCAAAACACTAAGCATTAACACAATGAATAATAACCTTTTCATACGTAATAAGTAAATGAGTTAATACGGTTTTGCCAACCTTTTAAAAACTTCAGCTGTGTCTTATCTCTATCGCAGATACGCTGAACGAAGTCAAGCCGTTCTTTTTTGAGTTTAATAAAGAAATCTTTTGGGTCTTGAGCATTGACGGCGGTAAGGGTATCTGAACCTACTAACCCGTCTTGCTCTAAACCTAACATCCGCTGGGGAATTTCGATTCCATACGATCCAGAACACCAAACCCAGTCCACCAGAATATTAGCAACAGCTGGGTTCAAGATTTGGTCTGCTTTCCAGCGTTTCCAAAACTTTCGAAGGATGTTTATTGCATCTTCTTTATTGATCAGCAAGAGGTCTTTGGCATCGATCACCCCGTCCCCGTTTTTGTCGTAGCCTAATCCTTTCCATGTAGACAGGGTAACGCCCATCTTGGTCAGTCCTCCTTTGTCCATCTTATCGTTAGCCACTCCGCCTTCCCATCCAAATACAATCGGGGCTAATTTTTCAACGGTTGGTTTCATAAGACCCCCTTTCCGTTATTATAGTTTCCAATACCCCATTGTTTTAGTAGTTCCTGAGCTTTCCATTCATAGGTGACGACAGAAAGCAAAAAAGAAATTACCAATGCATTGGGTTCAATATGCATAAAGTGGTACCATACTACCCCTAATGCGATGGCAACAATAATGCTGATAAGTGTCTTTTCTGTTCTGGAAGGCGCAACAATCAGTCGGTTCAATACATAAGCTGTTGAGAGAATTACAGCAATAATGTAATCTGGCGCAACATAATCAGCACGTAAGTCAAGAATCTCCATTTTTCTTTTTTTTATGGTTTTCGATTTGCTTTTCGAGAAACGAGTAAAGCGTACAAATCCCAACCAATATGGAAATAAGCCAAGCTCCGTTACGCAACACACTTTCCAGAAGAGTGAGGTTTGTCTGAAGTAATATGCCTTTTGCATCAATTATGCTGCCGGTGGCGGCTCCTGTCAGGGTGGTAGCCAGTGATTTGGCCGGACTTATCACAATGTCGGTAAGAATTTCTACTGCTTTCTGCATCGTTCTCAAGGTTTTGAGATGCTAAGATGCTTCACAGTCGGGTATAGAAAAAGGACACGATTAGAGATCTTCAAATCGATAAATAGAAATATCTTTGTTCTGCCAATTTATAAGATTTTACGGTTAACATGCCCAAATTTCCCTTTGATATAGGGAGCTGTTCGATAGACTTTGTTTTCCAACCGTAGTTTTTGATGTACCCGGAAAGCTCTTCGCTAGGATAAGAACTAAGCAAAAACTTTCCTTCAATTTTAGACAACCTGTCCAGAAGCATTAAAAAGTCTTCCCTCGAATACCCATCATAATGCCCACAGTTTGAATTAAAATAAGGCGGGTCGACATAAAAGAACGAGTCTTTCGTGTCCCGGCTTTCAATAATCCTGAGCGCATCGGTGCACTCGATCTGTACATCCTGAAGCCGATAGGCCAGTTCTTCCGAAAAAGTTTCCCGTTTCCCACTAATCTTTTTTGAAGTCGTTCCTTTCTTTTTATCATAGCCCCACGAGCCATCCAGCATACTGGCAAAACCCTGAGCAGCCAGAACCCAGACCGCCCATGCCCGCTTAAGATCCGAGAACATGTGAGGATTGCTGTAAATAACTTCTGCATCGTGATGCAGCCGCCGGGAATGTAACGAGATCCGGATTTCTTTCTCCAACGAGATAAAATCGGTTTGTACAACCTTGTAAAAGGTGATCAGCTCGGCATTAGTGTCATTGATTACTTCAACCTCGGACTTTTCCTTTCCAAAGAATACGGCAGCCCCGCCGCAGAAAGGTTCACAATACAAAACATGCACAGGGATTATTGGCAAAATGGTGCTGACCAGTTTTTGCTTGCCCCCGTAATACGAAATCGGTGTTTTCATTTTATCACAGTGATTTAAAATTCAAAATGTTTCCCCAAACTTCCCTGTGATAGAACTTCTTTTTACCTCCAGTCTTCCGGATCAAGTTTATAGCTGAGAGACTCGTTAACGGTAAAGCTGACCATGCACCCTTGCAGGGTGTTTAACAGCCTGCCCGTACTTGAAAAGCTGACATCCGCTTCCAGCGAACCTGGCATAAGACCTTCCTCTCCTTCCAGACTATCATGGCGCATTTTGGCTACAATCTTTCGAGCAATGACTTCCGCTTCTTCTTTCGCCTTAGCCGCATCTGTAGTGCTGGCAGATGCTGGTTTACAGATTACGACAAACGAATAAAACCGGCGGGTTGCCGGCGAGTCGATCTCCGGGGTATCATTGGAACTCGGATCATCCAAAGCCACCAACGCCGGATATTTAGCCGTGGTAGCGGAAGAAAACAACTGTACCAGATTGGTGATGCTGTCTGAACTATAAAAAGCCTTACTGGTCGGACTATGGCTGATTGCTTTAAGCCTTGTGGCTATATTTTCCAGATAACTAACGTGCTTGTACATCGCTTAGATTTTTAATTGGTCTGCTTTTTCCATTGCCGCTTCCATGGAGTACATCGCATCCCACAACAGTCCGTTGCGGACTTTATCCTTTTTGGTCATGTCGGAGCCAGCCAGGGTGTCGATCAGATAGCTCAGCTCATCGTAGAGGTTTCCTTTAGAAGCTTCCCCCGATCCACTAAATGTCCTGGGAAAACGTTCCCGTAAGTGAAGCATCACCCCGGTATAAAACCAGTAGATCAAAAGCTTGTCTTCGGGTTTTAGCAGCCTTGCCCTCCAGTATCCCTCGTTGGCCACACGGCTGGTCAGCGGTTCCCGTTTGTCGCCGTTTTCTTTGCCTTTTTTCCGGTACAGGATGCTGACCATCTTGTTTAAGGCTTCCGGATTTGCTGTTTTGACATAATCGGTACGATAGATCTCAATCAGGGAAAACTCATTCATGGAAAGGTTGTACAACGCATCTCCCGGACCATAAAGACGCTTTAAATAAACGTTGACCGATGGCAACGGATTAGAAGTTAACCCGTAAGGTTCAATGTAACGGATTGTATTTTTATCTTCTTCGAACTCTTCCGGAACATTAAAAAGAAAGTCAAAAGCTTCGCTGAGCTCGGTAAGAACATCTTTATCCAGGTTAAACCGCTGCTTTTTTCCTGTCAGGATATACGAAAAAGTATAGTCCGGATTAAGAAAGGGTTTTCTTACCCGAAGACCAGCACAATACAACAGCATCTTAAGCTTTATCTCCCCTTCCGGTAAACCGCGTAGACAAAGCGTTGCCAGAAAGCGCAGCTGCTTTAGGTTAAGCTCCTGCCAGTTGGAAGGAAGCTCAATCTTGAGCTTATCTAACGTCAGTGTTCTCATGGAATAGCATTAAAGAATTTAAGCGGCTCTTCATCGGCAGGTATTTCTATCTGATAGCCGGGGAACCTATCGGGATTGCCTTTGATCGTGGATAAGAGAGAAGTAGTGGCAATTTCAATGTTTTTATAATAAGCCGGCAGTCCCAGTTCTTCCACCGCAACCGGATAAGCCACCAGACAGCGGGCATAATAAATGGCGGTTCGGACGCAAAGTTCAGCCTGAGTATTGTACAGGTTCTCGATTAGAAAATTGACCAGATTGTTACCAATCAGCTCGCAAAGGTTGGTCGCAGTAACCCGCTCAAGGGCAGGTTTAAGGTTATGGAACTGCAGGGCAGTGTTGTCTTTTAAAGGGACAAAGCGGGTAAACTCTTCGCTGTAGTTAAAAAACTGACCTAACAAATTGGCTTTTTCGGTCCACTGCGGGTAGTCGGCTTCTTTCGTGATCAGAAAACGGATAAGCCCTTCGGTTTCCTGATAGCCCCGGTTGTAAAGAGTTGAGCGAAGGGCCGAGAGCTTCTCGTCCGAGATTGGGGCCACACTGGTGGTCCGTACTACCGAGATGCCCATCCCGGAAACCGATACGGCCAGCTCCTGTGCCAGCTCGGCCATCTGAAAAGGCCATAATACACGAAGTACCCTGATCCGTAATCTTTCCAGAACCCCGTCTTCAGCCTCTTCCCTGACCACACAATAATCTTCCAGATGATCCAGAAGGCTTTGCCCTAAAACAGGGAGCAGGTATTTTTCTAAAGTGCTTTCAATACCAGAGGTAAACTCCTGAATATTTTCAGTATCGCTAGAGATCCGGACATAAGGCCGTAAGTCTTCAAGGGTTGTTACAAGATTGCTCATGAGATGGTTTTTTTAGACCCTGTACCCTGATCCAGGGTAGTCAGTTCGATATTGGGAATGGTGAAATAAATATCATTCGGCCAGTTATTAAAAGCCTTTACCACATACAACGGGGTAAGCAAGGCTTCCCGAATCGGAGCCATCATGGCCTGTTTGATGATAAACAGCTCTCTTGCTTCGGTGCCGTTGATGCTCTTGGACTTGCCCGGAGCCGAACCAATCAGCGAGCTGTGGTTACCGAAGGCAAAGGCTATAATGTTGCTTACTTCTTCCGAGTCTTCGATGTACTCGCCTCCTTTATGGTCGCTCTCAATTGGGGTAATGGTGATATAGGAAATGCTCTTGCCATCGTTGCCAATCTTCATCTTAGAGATAAAGCCCCGGCCAGCATTTTCTTCCCCGGCCAGATAATCGTTGAGCTGTTTAAAGAACTTCTTACGGGCAGCCTTTTGTTTTACATCCGTCTCGGCAGCTTCTTCCTTGTACCAGTCCGCCCAGAACTCGTTGGCAATCTGCACATGAAACTTTACGGTCATCATGTTCTTTAACAAGGCTTTCTTAAAGCGGGGGATGGCCACGGCAAAATCATACCAGCCCGATTCAATGATGCACCACCACCATGGCTTCTGATAGTAGAACCGTCCCGGTGTCGGGATGTTAACCGGGCAAGCCCACTTTGCTTCTTTCTGGTCTATGTCTTTGCCGTCTTTATTGGGCAACCTTCCGGAACGTACCTTCAGGTCATAGACAGGGGACTCATCATCCAGCAGCGGGATAATGGAAAGGTCATCGTATTCGGAGTTGACCCAGCCGGTGGAATAGCCCAGATATTCGATGTTACCGGATGCCTTATCCATCTTTGAAAGCCGGCTGTAGGTAGCTTCAAGATGTCGGAGCCTTACGATCTTGGTTCTATCCCGGTTGGGGATAAGTTCTGCCCAGGCATTATAGAAGACCGAAAGGTCAGAGGCAGAGTTATAGAGGTAACGGTTCAGGTTGTTGTTGTCAAAGAACTCGTTGATCTCTTTGTTGTCCAGACAAGGGGTCAGGGTGATCTTGCCTTTTTGATCTACTGCTCTTTTTACTGGCATTATGCCCTGACCGTAAGACATTAAAATGTTGAAATTAGCATTGGGAGCCACATAGGCATTTTTGTAAACCCGGTGCAGGATACGGTTAGGAAGGTCGTTCTGTTCGCCCCAGTAGACAAAGTCGATATCCTTCTTTCCATATTTTTTGATAACAGTACGTATAGCGGTGCTGTCGGTGGTCAGGTTGGTATCATCCGAGAGGGTGACCACTGCATTACTACCTTCCAGAAAGGCACTGCCTCCAAAGTCGAAGACTGTACCTTTTGTTGAGGAATAGATTTCTTGTTTTTTCATAGGTACAGCTTTATGTCGTTGATTTTAAAAATTAGTATCCGCTTGATCTTGCGGACTTCCCGGCTGTTGAGATACATCAGGTTCAGGGTACGCCCGTTACTGAACCATGAGGTACAGACCACTTCTTCTGAATGTACCAGCGTGCCATCTTTCTTGCGGTAGGTGATAGAAAAAGGAAGGGGTTTACCTGCCGGGTCTTTTTTGTCCACTAAGTTTTGCAAGCGGGATATGTGCATCATTTTGTTCATCCTGAACTTTTTGAACGAAAGTATCTTCACTATTTTAATAGAAAAAGGACAACTCTTTATTGTACTTTTGTAGAGCCTTCAATGAAGGCTGATTAAGGAGAAAGCCGTACGGAATTAAGGAGCCGTGCGGCTTTTGTTTTATGTATTGAATTAATAATCAGCAGCATATAAGGGGTTTTAAAAGTTGCTTCCGCAACTTTCTGACAGGGCGGGGCGGGGGGCTTAAAGACAAAACTGCACAAAATCGCAGGTTTATGACATGTATATAATTTATAATCAATATTATAACAATAAATAAGCTGCAAAAGTCTGAGAAAACTGCAAAAACATAAAAAATCCGGTTAATAAATGCTATTAACCGGATTAACTAACTAACAAAAACACTACACTACTACTCTGTATTTATGTCCATCCAACACCTCCGTTAATGTGAATCGGCTCAATATAATAAAAGTTGCACCCCACATATAAGGTGTCCCAAGCATCGGTGATGTGGGTTTTGTGCTCATCCGGATTATCTGGCGTGTCAAGAGTTTTTTCCGGAGACTTATCTTTCTCAAAGCCGTTACGTCCCTGCCTGGTCTTGGTCTGCTCCATGGCTATTTTTAAGTATTCATTGTTCATTAAATTGAACTGCGGGAAAAGATACTCCGGATCTCCCTTTAAAGCCCGGTCAATGTACAAGTGCTTCAGGTCATGCTTGTAGGCCTGCCCGATATAGGAAGGGGTCACGTTAAACTTGTTTCGTTCCAGCTCCTCGATGATAATATCCGCATAGCTTTTATCCGAGATAGCATTAGTCCAGACAAAAGTGTGGTCATAATAAAACACCACCTCCCTTTTTGACCAGTCCGCATAATACCGACAGAACTTGTCCACCAGCTCCGGCAACTTATCGGGCGTTTTAACAAACATCGAGTTTATGGTGTACAACGTTCTTTTAGCCTGATCTACCTGCCCAATGGCAAGGGAGTTAATGGCCGAGTTGGCATCAAAGGCAATGTAAAGCGGCTTCTGTGGATTAAAGTCTGCATCTTTGGCACAGCCCACCTTTGCAGCCTTTTTAAAGTCATAGCCGATGGAGCTAAAAGCCCCGTTATCTTTTGTAGTGTAAAAATGGGCATGGTCTTCCAGTGCCGAGTAAAAGCCGTTCTGGATCTTTCGTAAGCGTTCGTTAAGGATGGCCGTGCGGAAGATCAACGGCGGAAGGTCGCGCTGCATCTGGGCAATAAACGGCTCCCCTACAATCTCTAAGTTATCAAAGATGTCATACTCCGCATAATGCACGGTGTACTCAAAAGGCGATTCCTCCTCTTTCGGGTCTTTACGGGGCTGCCATTTACGGTACCAGGCCAGCTCCTGACTAAGTTCTTTGATCTGTTTTTCGACATAACCCGTCTTTTCGGGCAGCTGCTTATAATGGACCAGCTCCCGGTACGTGTCCCGGATCAGGTCGATATGATCCGGCTGCATCTCTTTCTCCTTGTCCAGTATCCAGTAGCCCATCTTGCTGGTAGGCATATCGGTCGAATACAGCACCGCATGGTGCCACGGGCAGTCATCAAAATACTGACGGTTTCCCCGGTTGGCCGGGTTCACCTCATTTTTGATCTTGTCGTAGTCCAGGTACTTGGCTTCCGGACCGATCAGCCAGTCTAAGGACATCGAGT